AGTCTTTTTCTATGAGCAACTCTGCGCGTTTACATTCCAGTCTATCTGGTTCAATACATAGCACACACTGTGTCAAATCATAATCATCCAATAACTGTTTAATTCCTGAATGTAAAAGTTGATCGAGGTCCATTCCCATAAAGTAATAGTGTTTATCCATATTATCTTAATTGTCCGTTTTTTGAGAAAACGGATAGCAAATGTCTTTTTAAGAGATAACTTATTCGCAAATATGGCACTCATTTCACTTGATGGAAATATTGGTGCGGGAAAGACAACCCTATTGAAAAAATTGAAGGATATTCCGAATGTCAAGATAATTGAAGAACCTGTCAATATGTGGGAACAATTCCACGTAGACAATAAGAATATTTTAGAACACTTTTATGGCGATACACGTCGTTGGGCGTATACATTTCAAAACGCAGCAATGTTGACACGTATTCTACACGTTCAAAAGACTATTAAAGAAAATCCCGGATTTGATTACTACATTACAGAACGATCAGTTCTAACTGATAAGAATGTGTTTGCTAAAATGCTACACAAGGAAAAGCAAATTGACGATATGGAGATGCAACTTTACAATATGTGGTTTGACACGTTTGGAAAAACTGAAACAATCTCCGGAATCATGTGGTTGACAACAGATGTTTCCACGTGTGTTGACCGGATTAAAATGCGAGGGCGTTCAGGTGAAGAAAACATTTCACGTGAATACCTAGATAAACTACACCAAACTCATCACGAATGGTTAAACAACGAAATTATTCCTGTATACGCAATTGATTGTAATATGAGTGCAAATGATTTATATTCAGCTATTAAATCAATGGTGCCAGTAAAACCTGTATAACATATACCAAGAAAACACCAAGAGCACCTAGGACGCCTGCCCCTGTCAAGGATACTACGCCAGACCCAGAATAGGATCCCGGGACATAACGGAGAACCATTGATTGTACGTTTGTCATTGAAATAATGACGACTGATAGAAAAATAGATACATACATTAGAATGTTTTTCAATACCGACTTTACAACAATCGGATTGGATGCGGGAGCGGGAGGAGGAGGCGTGTAAATTGCCGAAGTTGTTCCTGGGGTTACCATTTGCGGATATGTTGTGGATGCGGGAAGAGACAATGCTGGTTGTTGTGCGCCCCCCGCTGGAATAAGTTGATCAAGAGGTGTAACGTCCATTATTTATACATTCACAAGGAAACTCTTGGTTCTTGACACGACGCGTCTTCTATGCGAAATCTATAACACTTTCCATCCACACGGACAACCTTTCCAATAATTTCAGACGGAGACACCGCAGAAACTTCAATTTCTTTTTGGGGTCTATGAAACAACAATATCGCAAGCCCAATGCCAATGACAATTGAAAAAAATATACGTGATTCAGGTTTACGCAATATTTCGCGTATCATTATACTATATTTACTTATTTAATAGTTCTGTCTCGGCAGTACATGACACTTGATATGCGCGTGCTCGAAAACATCCATTTTCTACCAAGGGATTGTTAAACACCATCTCGGGATTGTGTATGTCGGGAAGTACTTTCTTTTTGGTTATAGGCGGAATAAATACAGTTGTAATTAACATTCCTATCACGAATCCAATCACGACATATACTGGATCAAACATTATTCTAACCCAAGAGTTTTATATACGCGATGTAAAGTTTCAAGATGATCACCGCTCCATGTAATTTTTTTTATATTTGGATCAGCAATGCGGTATGTTCCTCCAAAATGAACTACTAAATCAACTGTTGGAGAGTCAATGTTATTTAACCAAAAAATATGCGGACGTCCGTTTTTGATTGCAAATGTATAGAAATGATCTCTACCTCCATTTGTATCACCAATCAATAAAACTATCATTTGTATATAATGCTTCGCGATATTCGTAATTTTAGAGATCCGCGAATGTATCTTTCCATTTTTACATCGGCGGCACTTGTAGATACGATTGGGTTATTCATATGGAGATATACGTCGTTACCGGGTTCGCCAATCAATAAATGGTATGACAATTTTGGGTTGACTGCATATATGATTGATGTTCTCTCTATTATGCTTGGCGTTGTATTGACACAAATCGCAACATTTATGATTGGAGGTCAATGGAGCCCCCTGTTTTTTTGTGCAATATCAGTAGTCATTCAAATGATACACGATGTATTCTTTGGTGTCGTTGTTGTTCCGGCATTTCCTCGCGGTCACAATTCTGTTATGGACCTCATGAAGGAATATGTCACAATGAAAAATTCAGGGGGTATATTGATTGTTGATGCGATATATATGATTTGTGCCTCTTTACTGACGATGTTGTTATATGGTTCTTCTCCTTGGGTTGCTTGGTTTATTTTATTATGGACACTCTACATTACTGGTTATATTCTTTATACCAGACCCTTCCACCAGCGTGTCTTTTGAAATCGCTTATCGGGTAGGCTTGGAAGAGTTGGAACGTTATACGAAAGATGCATTCCGTCTACACGCGTAGTTGTAATGATTATCTTTACTTTTTTTGGCAATGTAAAGGTAATTTCACTATATTCGTCAAGACAGTGTCGCTTGAATTCGCGCAAGTGCTTACAAAACTCATTTGTAAAGAATTCCCCAGGACAATTCGCTTCAATGGTATGAATGATGTTATTGCGAACTCCGTATGATGCTACTGTGAAACACAGAGTATTCATTGTATTCATTGTATTCTGGGTTGTTATAATTTCTCATTTTTATATGAGTAGCAGATCCGTTTTGATCTTTAACGTTTGTTAAATTTCAGAATTGAAATGTATTCGGCATCTATAATAGAAATGGCGCTTGATATATATTATTTATTTTTCCTCGTTCTTTTGCGTTTTGCCGATGCTGATTGAGAAGGTAAATAACGTACATCAAATGGTTTTGTTTTGCGTATCGGTTTAGGTTGTTTAGTGGCTTCGCCGTATTCGGGACGAGTGCGTCCAATTTTTATATTAAAATAATCAAAAAGTATTTTATATTCTTGATAAAAGGGACTGTCTTCTTCAATTTTGAATTTATTTAGTTCGTTTACTATATTTATGGCTTTTTGTTTATCAAATTCCTTGGCTTCAAGAACTTTTCTAAATTCTTTTAATAATTTTAAAACCGGGAGGTCTTTTTCAAACGTAAATTGAATATAAAATTTAAAATAATAATTTGTATTTCGCTGTCCCCCTCGTTGTCTTCGCGTCCCTTTGCCTTTTATGTCTTTTGAACCGGTTTCAACCGTTAATTCAATTATATCTGCATTAAATGTCTTGTCGGCTATATTCCAAGAATTTTTACCCTCTTGTTTTAGAGGCAGATAGAGAGTGTACAATTTATCTATCAACTCCCGTGTAATTGTTTGGTCATCATATGTCTCTATTATCGCTCGTCGTATTCCATCTGTATTGTATCCATCAATGGATACTCCACTACATTTTACAAAGTTCAATATGTGTTCTTGAATTTCATTGCGAAATGTTTTAACCCCAGAAACAACCCCCTGTATCTTATCAACTTCTCCATAGTTATAACATGGGTCTAAATCTTCCAATTCTATATCTTCAACATTCAATGGCCTATCATTAGAAGGAATTCTCGGAGGCGATGGTGCGCGAGTAAATAATGGTGAAATTTGAGGACTTGGAGAAGTTGGAAGAGGTGGAGATGCAGAGATAGGCGATGGGACACTTGCAGTTTCTGGGAGAAAGGCGGCAGGAATAGGAATAAGTTCAGAAGGAACGGGTTCAGTGACGGAAGGAACGGGTTCAGCGACAGAAGGAACAGGTTCAGTGACGGAAGGAACAGGTTCAGTGACGGAAGGAACAGGTTCAGTGACGGAAGGAACGGGTTCAGCGACAGAAGGAACAGGTTCAGCGACGGAAGGAACGGGTTCAGTGACGGAAGGAACGGGTTCAGTGACGGAAGGAACGGGTTCAGTGACGGAAGGAACGGGTTCAGTGACGGAAGGAACGGGTTCAGCGACAGAAGGAACAGGTTCAGCGACGGAAGGAACGGGTTCAGTGACGGAAGGAACGGGTTCAGTGACGGAAGGAACGGGTTCAGTGACGGAAGGAACGGGTTCAGCGACGGAAGGAACGGGTTTTGGTACCTCAAAAAGGTCATATAAGGGTTGATATTTTAAATCTTTTTGAATGAAATTTCTAATTTTCGAGCGCTGTCTTCTTCCCAAGATTCTTTGAATTTTAGATTCTCTTTCTTCGTCGTTTGGTAATGTAAGCAAATCATCCAAAAAATCAACCATACGTATTGTATTTCCATCTTGAAGAAACAACTCGTCATCAGAAATTTCATTCGCGTTGGGAGTGGGAAGAGGTTGTACAGGTTGTACAGGTTGTACAGGTTGTGGAATTTCTTCAACAGATGGCAATGGGCCAAGTGTTTCATGAAGTACATCTAATTGTGTTATTGGCGTAATAGGAGGACGAACTGGAAATTTTTCTTGTTCAAATAATCTATATAAGGCTTCTAACTCTCTCTTTGATTGTATATATTTTTTAAGTCTAGCAAATTCTTCCGGAGACAGTTTCGTGGTAATATATACCCTTGCATCTTCGGGAGTCATTCCGCGAAGTGCCTCAATGAACGCAGACACTGGAATTGGACTAGGCGGTGCTTCTCCTGGTTTTGATGGAAGTAACTGTGTATGCGTATATCTAGGAACTATTTTAGAAAAAGGACTAGTTAAAGGACTAATGATAGGGGGAACGGGAGTAAGAACGGGAGTAGGAACAGGAGTAGGCTCGGTGCTAGGAACTTGTTTAATTAATGGAGATTCAGTATCTGGAAGTTTTTCATCTTGTTGCTCTGTTGGTTTGATTGGTCCAAACGGAGTTCTTCGTATTAGTCGCGGAGATACACTTCTCAATGAAGCAAGTCCTGGAACGGGAGTAGGAACGGGAGTAGGCTCGGTGCTAGGAACTCGTTTAATTAATGGAGATTCAGTATCTGGAAGTTTTTCATCTTGTTGCTCTGTTGGTTTGATTGGTCCAAACGGAGTTCTTCGTATTAGTCGCGGAGATACACTTCTCAATGAAGCAAGTCCTGGAATAGGTTCGGGAGCAGGTTTAGCAAGTGCAGGTCCTGGAACGGGTTCGGGAGCAGGTTTAGCAAGTGCGGGTCCTGGAATAGGTTCAGGAGCAGGTTTAGCAAGTGCGGGTCCTGGAACGGGTTCAGGAGCAGGTTTAGCAAGTGCGGGTCCTGGAATAGGTTCAGGAGCAGGTTTAGCAAGTGCAGGTCCTGGAACGGGTTCAGGAGCAGGAACTCCGGTTCCATAATTTGAAGTCATATCAATTGGCGTTCCGTTAGAGGGATCAACTGACGTTTCTACTGTACCTTTTAAATCAAACCCAACGAGTCTTCCACGTTCTAGACCGCTTACATTGTTTACAATTCCTTTCAGTATGACTCTTTTTGTTGCCGGATCAATATCTATACTAGGTTTTTCAATTCCGCGAATAATATTTTTTCCTTCAACAAGGTAGAACTTGTCATCAAGAACTCTTACAGATGCTTCATCCGGAACACCGCGAATAATTGTTCCACTGACAACGTTTGTAATCTCTTGTGGATTGAAAACTTTATTTGGTGCCGTAAATTCTGCTTGTCTAGGTAAAAAAATTGATTTTCCAACGACTTTTGAAACGACAAAAGGAACCCCTTCTGCGGTTACTCGCAGATTCTTAAAGTTGTTTACTACAATCAGTGAAGGTGTCAGACTTGGTACATTGATTAATCCAAAATCTCCCATTATCTTAATTATCTAGAAAATGCGGTCGATGCCTTGCCGTATACGAAACAATTTTGCGATCTTGGTCTTTTGATATTTTATAAAACAAACGATAGCAGACAATGGGATTTCTAGATATCTTGAATTCATCTGGCATTGCACAACGAGGCGGTGTCATTCCGCGACGTTCTAAATTATGAGGATACACAATAGACAACCATTGAAGATGTTCTTCACACTTGTGTATTTTATCTCCGTATCGAAATTTATATTCAAAGAGAAGTTCTTGTGTCAAATTAACTAACCAAATATAGTTATCAAGAGATTCCATTAACCACAAATTACAGGGGTGTCGTCGATGGGTTGGCTTGTATCCGCCATTTGGCGCACAATGTATCATTGGAGGACATTCGGGAGAACATATCCAATGACACGTATACAAAAGTTGACATGATTCCAATATCATCTTGACGACATGTTTATCGCAGTGCCATCGTGCACATTTTCTCGGGTTTGAATGAAGAAAGAATATATTCATCTTGGTGGCGCCACTTGTGGAACAGGAGGAATAACCGATACGATTTGCTGAAATCGTGGTTCCGCCGTCTCCCTTTTTACTCCGCGATAAACCATATCAAGTTTTAATTTTAAAAGTTCGTCTCTGCGGGGCATTCTTATAAATCAATGGCATTTCTTATTGCAGGGTTGTTCCATACAAACCCTTCTCGGGGGATGTCTTTGCGCGTCTCTTCTGCTTTTAAAATATAAGATGTAGAATTGTATTGAAAGTACATGAATGCGACGGAAATGGAAAGTATGAAAGCAAGCATTAACAAGTTAAACCACCACGACCCGTGCAGATTTTGAATTTCGCGAGATTCCAATAAATTGTTTTGAATTCGCCGTAACGTTAAATCATCCACGAGTTTCATCATAGTTAATAATAAATAATAATGATTTCTGCGATTGCTGGCGCATCAGCAATTTGTTGTTTTGCAGTATCGTATGTTGCTCACCAAATTTTACCTGTAAAGCCGGTATCCCAAGCAAATATGGTTTCTTCTCAGTCTACATCTGGAACAATTAACCTTCTTTCCAAAGAAGAATTACAACGTCAGGCAAAAACACCAAAAGAATTTGTGGATTTTTACTTGAAGAAACAGGCAACCCTTGAAAACGTTGCAGAGGCAATTACGGGGACAACAGACATTCGTAGTGCCCATCGTATTATTGCCGAAAAGGCAATAGAAGATGAAAGTGGATATTTTGATTTGCTTAAGAAATCTTTAGAAGATCAATATATCTTTTTAAAACCTGAAAGTCCTCAACAGATTTCAATCTCAATAACGCGCGGGGACGCACCACTAACGCCCGAACAATATCAAATTGTTCCTTCTCAGTAAGAATGCGGGGCAGGTCAATCGGTAAACTTCCATAGAGAATTGCTTGAATAATTTCTTCCATTCTCTTATGCTACACTTTGAAGACTTTGCGTATATGGGTTGCTACGGAACGCATCCAAAATATCAGGTTCCATTCTTCGTACTTCGGCATCTTGTGGCAAGGGCTCATTAAATGTGTATTGACCAATCTGTTGTGTACTTGCACTTGTTGGGACAACATTTGCAGGGTCAACAAACTGACGAATGTTTATCAACATATCTTCGTCTTTGTTAACTTTGACAGCCCCCGTGGTTGCTTCCCCGGTATTCACTGAAATATACCCGGGAGATGTATAAAATGTTTCAACTGCACTTTCGCGTCCAGGGTTAGTATAGGCAACCAAGTACGGGTCTACAACATACGAACCCTCTCCGGCTGCTCCTTGACCCCCTCCTACACCAAACCACTCACCAACAGTTAAACGCATGAACTCTTCAAATGGTTCAGTAAACGTGCGAACATAACTTGTCATCGTAAACCCCGCACCCCCTGCACCATAGTATTCAATGTTTGTAGATTCTCTCTGTTGTTCCTTCATCAGTTGTTGAGGAAACGATGCCGGGGCTACTTGTGCGCCCGTAGTCGTATTCAAATACATTAATTCTCCCTTATCGTTTGTTAATACTTGAAAGGTATCTGGACGATTTTTCAGAACAGGTGCTTGAAGACCGGGTTGAGTTACATAGTGCGATCCAGGAATTACTGGGGCATCATACGATAATTTAGGTTTATTTGCAGTGCGCAATTCGTCCGTGGTTCTTGGTTTCGCAAACTCTTGCAGTTCACTGAATTGTTGGTAACCACCTTTGCCCAAATTGTTGTATCCATCATTAATACCAGGAGCAACACGCGTCTGTTCAATCGGAAATACGTTATTCATGCGTGTTCCTGCAACCATGCGCGACTGCATGAAATCGCTTTCGTTTGCATTTCCAAACGGCAGACCGGTTCCAGGTTTGATATCGTAAAAGCTCTGTACTTCACGTTTTTGAAAATAATCACTTCCAGTACCCGCAAAAGAATCCAAAATAGAATTGTTTGCTTCTGCGCGCAGATTCTGCGTGACCTTTGAGCCAAAAAAAGGAACCATATTGTTATGACCCCTTGGCGCCTGTGTTTCTACTACGCGATCATTCAGCGCATCAGGTTGCCCCTGCGGAATCATAAATCGTTCGCGAGGTTTGGATTGTTCTTCTTTGTGTTGGGTTGCCAGTATATATCCAAGCAACCCTACACCTGTAAAAAGAGCGACCTCAATCATTACTTAATGGGAGGACGAAAATTTAACATTCTAGACGGCGCTCTACTGTTCTTAAAGTATTCAAACGGCGGAATAGCGTGTTCTTGTGGGCGATACAATAACCATTGAAACACATTTGGTTGTATTCTTTCCCGGGCAAGAGGGACATTAAAAGCACCTATATATGGGGAGCGTGGCGGTGCGTCTTGTGCATTCACCGGTGTTTGAAATATCCAGCGAGACTCTTGTGTGGTTGCATCATGTGCAGTCCAAGTACTCATATTATATCTTTTATAACATTTGTAATTCCAGTTCCAACGTCCTGAACAACAGATACAACGCTGCCGATGACGCCTGATCCAATATTTTTTACGCCCGTTCCAATTGTCTCTACATTTCCTGCAAGACCGGTTGGTGTTTCAGACGACTGAATCATTGGTGGAGGGCGAATACGGGCCCCAGACCATTCTTGTTCGTTAAATGGACTCACGAGTAGTTTATCTACTCTATCCTTTATTTGTCCAACAAGTCTATTAAAAGAACTGTCTTCTGGTTTCTTGTCAGAAATCTTTTTCGTAGGTTTGATTCCATAACAGTTTACACCAAATTTGGTAGATGGATCAAAATATCCACCATTGATTCCGGGGCGACCACATTCTATTCTTTTTGCAGGGTCTTGTTCCTTTTGCAATCGTTCCCACGTTGCTTCTTGTGTTGGAAAGAGTGCAATTCCTCCTTCGCTCCACCCATATCCACACCATTCTGCTCCTGTATTGTATGCTTGTTCTACTTGGGAATAAGATGCAAGTTCAGACTCATATGCCTTGCACACGGCGCGGGCTTCATCATATGTAAATACATTGTCTGCAACGTGAAATACTTCGGGGCCGGAAAGGGTTCTAGGTTGAATTTCAGAAGAAGGGAGGACAGACGATTCAGCGGGCATGCCTTCTGGCGTTGGCGAAGTGGTATACGTGACATCCAATAAATTCGCCTTCTTTTCAATCGTAATAAATCCAAAGTAAAATAAAATAAATCCAAGTGTGGCAAGCAACAATGACATCACAAAGAATGACATTGGATCTACAAAGAGAAGCACTGCAAGCAGTACAAGAACAACAACTCCAAATCCCAGCATAATAACTGAATACGTATCAGTTTTTATGGAAGTTTTTTCAGGCGTCTCCATTAGTTTTCATATAGGAAATAAAGCAAGACTCTCATAGCACGGTCAATGGGGAATTTATTAGATGAGACTGAACGAACATCCTTGTCATTTAAAATGTACCAAGGTTTCCCGGGTGGTAGTTTTCGTGCATATGTCCACCAATGACCGCCATTGAAACAAATTACGGCAAACAAATAATATTTTTTCCCATTCAACACCAGTAAACTTGAATAATCAATTGGCGAAGACCAAATCATAAGAACTTTTGGAAATGAACCAAAGAGCACTTGTTTTGAACACCCCCGATTGTTGCATTTTTCACATTTCCATTCAGGTATTTTATTCGGTTGAATATGTTCAACAATTGCGTCCAACAAGGGAATGTTTTGTTTTGAAGGCGTTAAATGTAAATCTATCGTGCTCGTCTTTTTTACCTCTGTGTAGTCGCAATGTTTACACGCTATTTGGTCGCCGATTTCATAGCGAAAATCTTTATCTAACCACGGTAATTTATCACACAAATGTACGAGTAATTCGTGAGCATCTCCGATATTTTCTCCGGCTGGAAGATAGGAAGTTTTTACACACTCAAAAAACTCTTTTAGACCCGTTTGCCCCTTGTTTCTATAAATTGATTCTAAACACACATCATATGGGTTTTCTTTGTCTACCTCATTATTTTCATATCTTTCTTCAACAGAAGGACAGGAAAATAGACATTGTAAGGCAGAGTTAACCCAACAACTTCCATGAAAATTTTGAAGCCCAAACATTGTATCTTATCTTGTAAAGGCACTAAATGAATTTAAAAATCCCTGCACTCCCCCTGCATCATTGGTAAAGGATGCCGTAAAAGGTTTCATTACGTTGAATTGATTTTCTGCACGCGAAAGTGCTTCAATAGACTGTGTAGGCGGGCCTCTTACTGCTCCTGTCGAACCTGCTCCTCCTGTCGCCGAACCTGCTCCTCCTGTCGAACCTGCTCCTCCTGTCGAACCTGCTCCTCCTGTCGAACCTGCTCCTCTTACAACATCCATATCTCCTGGAATCACCGACGATCGAGATGCCCCCGAATGTGTTGAGCAGCCCATTGTATGTCTTGTACACGTACACGGAACAAGTGCACTCTTTTTGATATATTCAGATCCCATACTTCCAGCACCATCCATTGGTGCAAATGTGGGAGGTGCGACTGTCATTTGAGTGGAAGGTGAAACAGGTGAAACAGGTGAAACAGGTGAAACAGGTGAAACAGCCGTAGGACGAGGTGCAGGGCGACTCGATGAAAGCATGTCTGCCGTTCCTCCGGGAGTTGTGCCAACGTTTAAAGTTGTACTTGTAGGAGGACGAGATGGTTGAATACTATTTTTTGATGACCCGGGAGTTGTGCCAAGTGTTGAAGAAGTATTTATGGGCGGGACACTTACTGGGGAAATTAATTCAACTTTTGATGGTATTGGTTGTTTATTGCTGTCAGTAGCTTTTCCGCTTTCAAACGGTTCTACTCTACGAAACCACGAAGGAAGATAATCGCCCAGATAGGAAGTATCGCTCGGAAATTCAGCAGCGAACTCTTCTTTTTCCCCTGTTCTCGGATCTACACTCTTTAACCAGTCTGGTTTGGGAGGAGCATTTGGATCCACATCTACTTCGCGTCCTTGGGCATCTTTAAATCGTTCATATGCTGGAAATAGACAGAATGCCAACAGAATTAACAGAACAACAATCCCCGCCGTTGCAATATTGGGATCTAACAACATTTCTTGCTTACTTAATAAATGGCAAAATATCGTAGAAAGTTAAAGACACGCAAACAATTACGGAAAAAACTCCGCAAAACAATGCGACGGCCGACAAGGAAGGGCGGATATTCACCGGTTGGTCCAAACGGAGGCAACGAAGGATATCCGATTACAAGTTATCCAGAAGGACAATCGGGTGCGCTTCCAGATCCCATGGCAGCAATGGGAGTCCCTATGGGAAAACAAGTGTTTTAGACCAACGAACATTTCAAACCAGCACTTTAATCAACCAAGTTCTTTATGACATTTTTTACATAGCATCCATACACCAACATTTATATGTTCTAATATAAATTCTCTAACAAATAATATTAACTCAAGCTCATCATCTGGATTTGTATGAATTCTATCTAAGACTTCTAGAGCTATTTCTGGTCTACCTTTTGTATGAGCTCTATCAAGCTGTGCTTTGATTCCACAGTGCTCACATGATGTTTTACCAAGACATTTTTTGAATACTGAAAGGTGTATATTTCTAAGTTCTCCCATAAATGCTTTGAGTATTTTTGAATTTTCTCCGCAAACACGAACACCTTTATAATTTTCTAATGACTTACTTTTTAGAGCCTTTTCTACTACAATCTTTTGCTCAGCAAGTCTCTCTGTAGACATAGGTTTTGTCGCCATTTTGGATAGTTTAGTTTTATTGATACTTAACAATTCGTTTTTACTGGATTCAATTTGTATGTCATCAAGTGCTGGTTTGAAATGTTCGTTGGTCTAAGATTTATAACTCCTACCCGTGTTAAATTCTCCTCGTTGAATCGCTTGTACTGTTTCTGCGGCCCCCATCCAATACGGAGACATTGCAGAATACTTTGCTTGTTGAAATGGATTAGTGGGTTTGAATTCCATAAATGTTGCAAACGGTGTAATATCTACCTTTTCAGATTTTGGAATTGTAGGAATGGATACATCTGGACAAAGGTGACCCGCAGTTGCTAATTTTGCAAGATATTCGCGATATGCGGGAATACTTTTGAATTGTCGGGCATCTCCTCCCACCGTTTTTCCGACCCACAAATCTTTACTAATCGGATAAATGTTTTGCAGACAATCCGCAAAATATTGCGACATTATATTTTGAGAAGACTTGATTTATAATGTAAGCATGGCAAAAGTTGAAGTATTAGGAGTTTTTGGTGATGATCTTATGGTTGTCAACGCTGCTCGGGTAAGTTTTCATAAAGAAAGCAAGGTGATGAATCCACACGATGAAAGACTAATCAAGTATCTTGCTCGTCATAATCATATTACTCCGTTTTTTCATCCACAAGTTCAGTTTCGTATTCGCATGCCTATTTTTGTAGCACGTGAGTGGTATCGTCATCAAATTGGCTTTGCCCGAAACGAAGTATCGCGGCGATATGTTGACGAAACGCCTGAATGTTTTGTCCCCGATTATTTGCGACAGCGAGATGCAAAAATCAAACAGGGCAGTAGTAGTGAAAAAGTAGAAGATAATGATTCTTGTCTATCGTTAATCAATACTCTTCAAACAACGGCCGTTGAAGTATATGAAGAACTTTTGAAGAAAGGGGTATGTCCAGAACAGGCTCGCATTGTTCTCCCTCAATCAATGTATACTGAATTTATTGAAACCGGGTCATTGGCTGCATATGCTCGTCTGTGTAAACTCCGCCTAGATCCTCATGCACAGCGCGAAATACAAGTATATGCCGAAATGATATCTGATATTCTGTCAGAGAAATTCCCGGTATCGTGGAAAGCCCTGACGGAAGTAACTGACGGAAGTAACTGACGAAATAAAATTACATCTGTTTCACTATAATAATATGCCTTCAAAAAGTAAGAAATACGAAAAGAAAAGTGATCAAGAAAAGGTCAAAGAAGAACTTTCAAAAGATATTCCGATGATTATTCGTATTTATCGCAAAACATGCCCTGCGTGTCAAATGTCTGAAAAACCTTGGAAAGAATTTTGTAACAAAGGCGTTCCAGGATTTGTTCTTGTTGAGATTGAAGAAAGCGCAATGCCTCCTGAAATGATGACTGGAATAAGTGGATTTCCAACATATGCCGTTCATGATGATAAAACTGGCAGTAATAAACACCATACCGGGGCACTCATGACCCCGGCAGACATATTAAAATTTGTTAATACTGAAACTGATTAGGCGGTAAGGCTTCTACGCTCCCCTTTGCGACTACATAGCCTTCTGATGGAAGTTTTCGTGACACATTGTGTTGATTTAAAAACTTTTGATATCCATCAAGGTCGTTCGGAATCGTTGTAGCCGCCTGTGTAATCCACGTGCGCGCAGACTGTGCAAGTGCGAATTTATCAGAAGTGTCCATGTATAAATCAGACGTTTTACTAAACGCTTCATCTATGCTTGCTTTCACGGCGGGGTTTGTTACATCTGGGGGTGCTGACGACCGGGTTACATTATCAACGTAATCCGTAAGCAAAACATTCATAAACGGATTGCTCGCAGTGGGCACGGCATATGTTCCTTTATTTGTGAACGTCTCTTTTAAGATTTGAGTCGTTGGATACATCCGAAACAGAACCACAGATACAAACATAACAATTGGGATGAGTAACAAATAATTTGTATTTCTTGTAAAAAAAGACACTACGATACTTGAATAAAAAGTAAATCGAACAACTGCATTCAGTGCCTCTGGAACAGTCATTTCGTGTGTAGGTACGAATCTATCCCACTTTTTAAAAAGATTTGCAGGGTCATTTAACCAAAATACCTCGCGACTCATTAATTAATATTGTCATATTATTTACCTAACTTTCTCTGTAATCGTGCCAACATGCGTGCCCGACGAGCATCTGGATGATTTGACATTAGAACTTGCGCAGGTTGAACTTCACGCGTCGTTGTATCACCAAATAATTCAGTCTTGAAAAGTTTTCCAAGAGAATGTTTAAATTTCTCTTTTAGCATTTCAATTTCTGCAATAAAGTCTTCTCTGCGTAGACTTCCTCGTTTCATCTTGTCTTCAATAAGACCTTGAACACTCTGTATTGCTTTTTTTGTTACAGGGTGTTCGGGATTCTTTACCATTTCAACCAAATTTTCAATATTGGAAAAATCTATTTCATTGAGACCTAATTTTTCAATGTTAAGATTCTCCATGACTTCCATGCCCAATTTGAAAATACGAGTTTCTTTCAACGTCTCCAAGAGTTCTTGAACACCTGTTTGTGTTTTTTCCTCTTTTAAAACTTCGTCAATTTCATCTGTATCTGTCTTGCCAGTGAATTTACTCCAAAGTTGCTTTATCGTATCCATAATGTCAACGCCCAAATACGAACACGCAAGAAGGAGTCGTGCATACGTCCATAGTTTTTCTTTTGACTTTTCGTTATCTGTATTCATTAATTGTGAAAAATCTACACCTCTTAAAAAATATCTCGGTTCACTAAATATGGAATCATCCTTCTGAACAATTTGTATAAAAAGAGGTTGTAAAACAGATTTGAAATAATCAACTTCTTGTTGGAAATCTATGTCGGCCGGATAATGTGCGTGGACAACATGTGCTACACTTGGAAAATCAGTGCAAATTTCTTTTAGACAATCCTTTAAAATTGTTTGAATATCCATTTTATAATATGGAAGACCTATTACTCTAAATATAATAACTTATCTCCATTTTTTACATATCGCGGGAGTCTAAAATGATCAAACAGTAACATCTTGTCATGCGTTTCGTAATGAAACCATCTTAAATCATTTTCATAGATTAAAGATAGTTTTCCAGTGCCGTCAATCAAATGAGAGGCTTCAAACAGCGATGGTATTTTTTCTAAATCAAAAAAATGACCATATACGACGTTATAATACACTGTTGTAACGTCAAATATGAATGGAATTCCTTTTTTTAATATGGATGCTTTTTGAATGTATATCGCCATATGTTTGTATCGTTGTATCCTTGTAAATGTTTAAAGCGCTACTCTATTGCCGCCTCGGTATGCAAGTTTCTTTTCCTCTGCATCCGTCATACACAAACAACCAACATCATTGGTAATGCTGGTTGGACAGCACTCGGGTTTAAATGTAGAGTTTTGGAACTCAAAGAGTTCATTATCATTCGCAGCTTCGTAAGGTTTCAAAGGAACGGGTGCGCTTGTAGGAGACCACGAATTTCCATTTGAAATATCTATTCCAGCATAGACACCCTGTTCACCCCCCGAAACAGGTGCTCCGACATCTTGTTGAAAAAACCCTTCCCGTTGAACAAAAACATAACGAAGCAACAATCCTACGACAAATGCTGCAACGCCCACACCCATTACAACACTTGTCTTGTCTTTCATTATCTATGTCTTTCCATTTAATTTTTGAAGGACGCGTTCCTGTATTCTTTCTAATGTATCAACATCGTGGCTATCTGGATAGTCTCTCACAAGTGTTTCGTTATTTATCAAAAACATTCCCGAGTAATCATTTTCCATAAACACTTGCATTTTATTGTTTTCAAGGTATACTACTCCTATTATTTTCCCATAGCTCGTAATAAATCCAGGATACAGATCTTTAAGCAAAATTTCGTCAATTTTATCTTCGGGAGACAATGGCGTATATGAGGGCGGTTCATCGTCGCATTCTTCATAATCAGAAAATGTAATTCCATTTATTACAATCTGATGCGTGGTTGTATTCAAGCATATAATTTCATCCGGTTGATCCCCGATATATATGTACGACCGGTATGCGTCCTTTACATATTTCCATTCTCTATTTTCTCTCACGAGATGATTCCCTGCTACGATAACGTCATTGTACTCATATAGCGGGATATTTGATGCATCAAACCGCATAACTGCGGTGACACGTCCTGACGCAATCTCATCTCCTACCTTTATGTGCTTTAACAATACATATGAACCATCTGCCATTCTTATGGACGTATCTGGATGAAAGCAACTATATGTCATTCCAAGAGATGCACCAATTGGAATAAAAAAGAATAAAAGTGGAGGAAATACTATACTTAATAGCACTCCTAGACCGAAAATGATACCTACCAAAGAACGCAAGAGCGTCATACTAAATTCAAAAACAGAAATCATAAAATTCACAGATGTAGAAGCAATAACTGCCGTGTATCCTGCGGTTCCGACAATACGTTGTGTTAAATCTCGTATTCTACCAATCAAACTCACGATTGCGCTCACAGAATTCCCTAATTTCCCAAAGAAATCGTTTGCATAGGAAAGAATGAAATTTTGCATTCCGGTTGTAAACCCGCGAAACTTGTCAAGAGAACCAGTTATTCCAGAAATAACTTTTGTAAAGAGTGAAAACATTAAGTGGATAGGTTGTGTCAATAATTCAAATATGTATTGAGCATAACTATTTGTACAAAACTGAAAATTCTCTGATGTACTTACATCGGAGAACATTGAACTAAACGGCATGTACAATGGATTACATCTATACTGAACCCAATTGTCCTTTATTTCTTGATAATTTGCTTGTGTGACTCCTAACATAATAATACCTACAATTATGAGAGGTCCCATTATGACTGCGCCGATTGATATGGCGTCCATACCTATTATACTTTATGCTTCTTCTTTTTGAATTTCTATATCACGCCACGAATGAATTTCTTCATCAATTGTTTCTTGATCATCCAAAATTAATACACAATCGTTGAATGCAGAACAAGCAACAAAACACCCGTTTTCTGTTAAGAATTGGTAAAATGTAAATTTTCCTTCTTCATATAACGAAGTCACTGCATGAACTCCGTCGTCTTCTATCACCCATGTTCCGCGTGCAAGTCGTATGCCCTTGAATGTTGCAGATTCCAGTAAGAGATGTTTCACAATACCAATAACTTGGCCACCTCGAAGTAACTTATCACCAATCTTTATATTATCGGCACGTATCCCCTTCATATTTTCATCAAGAACTTTTACGTAAGGTCGTATACCCGTATATCTATATTGTAGAGGATTTTCTATTTTTTCAGGGCTTTCTCGTGTTCCATACTTCATTTGAACATAACGAAAGAATGTCTGCAATATATAGACATTGTCTGTTTCTTCATAATCCTTGAATACAAATTCGTCAATCGGTATAACATGATCTTCGGTGTTCAAACAGTATAAAATATTACATTTTGGGGCTTTATTTGCGTAAGGATGATCTTCAACTCGTATCCACTTTCCGTCGTGTCGTACTTTATGATTTCCAGACACGTGAACGAGTCCTAAATAATACATTTGGGTATCCATTCCATTAAATGATAGAACGCTCTTGATTTCTTTACCATTCTTTAATCTCATCCCGGGTTCAAGGCAATAGATTGGAAGTTTTCCACAATCTGTTTCTATCCTCGTATGGGGACTGAAACATAAAAATTCTGCTGCCTGACCAATGGGGCCATTTGCAACACTCTGACCGGTTTGTATACCCGTGTTCACAATATTCATGAGAACTGCAAATGTTGCAATCATTCTATTCATGATGGTTCGCACTCGTCCAATAATTTGAACGGTAGAACTCATTGTATTCTGAATCTTTCCATAAGTAGATTTTATGATGCCCAAAAACCCCTCCGACGCACCTACAACAGCAGATCGTATTGAATTCATGCTGTCTAATATTGTATTTATTGTATTTGTCAAGATCGCAAAGTTAGAATATAGCGGATCCATCACAAATCCGGCATACGTATTCACAGATTGTAATGTACAATTCATAAAGTTTGTTCCAACATCGCCTCCAACCAATCCTGCTAACGGCATATATACTGGATTACATCTATACTGAACCCAATTGTCTTTTATTTCTTGTAAATTTGACATTCCATATGTATACACTGCTGCGATAAAAGCAATTGCGGTTGTTATTAAAACCACCAAAACGGATCCAATCATTTATCTTCTCTTGTTTTGTAACACTAAAAACATGGCGACAAATCTTGACTCACTATGCCTTGC